CAAAGGTGGCAAAGCCGAGTCGTATCTGACGACGATTACGGGGAAGTTCATCGTCTTCGGCAAGGACGAAAGTAGCTGTTCCGGCTGTGGTTCTCGTCTCCGAACTTGGAACCCGTATCGTACAATGAACTCATCAAAGGACCCAACAGAATGACCGGCATCTTCTCATTTGAACTCATCATCATTTCTCTAGCAGCTTACCGTGTTACGCGACTGATCACGACTGACGTAATCTTTAACTCTATCCGAGAGCGGATCTGGAAGAAGTCTCCACCGGAAAAAGGGCGCCTCGGATATTGGATCACCTGCGAGTGGTGTGCCAGCATTCCAGTAGCATCGCTGTTCATAGTACCATATACAATAGCCAGTGTACCAACAGTCATCGTTGCCAGCGTGTTTGCTGTCTCGGCGTTTGTTGGGCTACTGTACCGCATTGGTTAGCAAGACGCCAATTCCGTCATAAACGAATGAGGAGACATAGTGGCCATATTTAGGCGAGACACACCAGCGATACAGCGTATAGCGCACACGCCGTTGACTGGTGCAACGTCCGCCAAATCCGCTTCGTACTCGGCTCCACGTTCGATTACGGCCGCGGCAAAGCAGATGCAACTCGAAAACAAATCAGAATCAGAGCAGTTCAAGAGCCGCCGATCCGCATCATCGAGCACTTGGCAATCAGAAGCGTGGGAGTACTATGACGCTATCGGCGAAATCAAGTATGCGTTTAGCCTCGTAGCATCAGTTGTTTCGCGAATTCGTTTATACGCAGCAGTCATTGATGACCCTGCCGAGGCTCCAATATCGGTTCGCGACACGGATGCTGTTGATGCCAGTCTAGCAAACGCCGCCGAGCGTGCACTTGCTCGACTTAGCTCGGCATACGGCGGTCAGGCCGGTCTTCTCCGCGATGCCGCACTAAACCTCAGCGTCACCGGTGAATGTTACCTAGTACAAATGCCAAAGCAGGTTGGTTCTAATATCCCAGAGTCGTGGGATATTCGTTCGGTTGATGAGATCCAGATTGACTCAAAGAACCAGTACGGAATCGTTCCACGGCGTGACCTGTTGACTGGCGGTTCTAGTTCATCGAGAGGTGGAAAAGGAATTGTTACTCTTCCGAAAAAAGCGTTTGTTGGTCGCATCTGGCGAGCGCATCCACGCTTCTCAGAAGAGGCCGATTCGTCACTACGTGGTCTTCTTGACCTCTGCGCTGAGTTGTTGCTGTTGAACCGTACGTTCCGTTCAACCGCCCGTTCGCGTTTGAATGCTGGTGCACTGTACTTGCCAGACGGTCTCAGTGTCGCGGCCACACCAGATCCAAACTATCCATTTGACGGCGATGATGATACGAATCCAGCGTTTAACCCGGAGGAGAGCGCAGACGAGTTCGAAGAGCAGTTAATCGACGCGATGACAACGCCGATCCGCGACGAGGATTCGGCGTCCGCAGTTGTTCCGTTAATTATCCGCGGCCCTGCTGAACTCGGCGAGAAGATTAGGCAGTTCAAGTTCGAGCGCTCATTTGACCCCGCACTTGCTGCACGCGCTGATCGCGTGCTTGAGCGGATCCTTCAAGGCCTTGACGTGCCAAAAGACATCGTCACTGGACTCGCGAATGTTAAATATTCAAATGCATTGCAAATTGATGAGTCACTCTACAAAGCCCACATCGAACCGTTGATGTTGCTTATTGTTGACGCACTTACAATCGTGTATCTTCGCCCGTATCTGATTGCTAACGGGTTTGACGAAGTTGCAGTTGAGCGCCTTACAATTTGGTACGACCCAAGCCAAGTTGCGACACGCAATGACAGAGCAATGGATGCTGATAATGGTTTTGATCGTATGGCGGTGTCATACGCTACGTGGCGGCGCGCACACGGTTTCTCTGATGCAGACGCGCCAACACCGAACGAAATGGCACTCAGACTTCTTATTGAGAAGGGTGCAGTCACTCCTGAGCTCACTGAGGCGATGCTCGGGGCCGTTGCACCAGAGGTTATTAAAGCAATTCGCGGCGCGCAGCAGGCCGGCAGCGCGGCACCAGTTCCGCCTGAGGTGCAACAGATGCTCGAAGGTGCCCCAGCTACGCCACCAGAACTGGCACCGGCACCACCAGCCGAACAGGCGCCAGCCCCAGTCGAACAAGCGCCAGACGACGCACTTCCCGCTGACCCATCAATGATTACACCGGCACCTGGACAATAAGGAACATAGGATGAGTGTAGAAGATACCGATCCAGAGTTGTTCGATGACTCGCTGCGACTTCTTGTCAGACGGTCTAATTCAACTATGCACAACATCAATTTCTCTAATGCAGTAGAAGAAGCGCTAGTTGAAAAAGTAAAAGAACACAATATGACGGCAAGTATAGACAACAAGGCGTCACTTCAACAGCTAAGGGCAGTGTATCGCCGCGGCGTGCACACGTACCTGTCGTCAAGTAACGTCGACGTGACGCGCCACGAGCTGGCAATGATGCGCATTAATGCGTTCACTAGACTTCTTCGTACTGGGGCGCCAGCCAATTCAATTTACAAACAGGACAATGATCTTCTTCCAGCAGGGCACCCTAAAGCGTCTAGTGCATTGACATCTGGAGGAGCCATTGCCATTGAGATGTCGCTTGAGCTTGGTACATCTAGCACGTACAAATCACCAGAGCACGCACTTGTTGCATTCGCAGAATACAGTGGTCTAGGGTATGAGATAATTCCTTCTCTACGTGCGGCGTGGAAACGCGGCGTAGATGATGGCAAAAACGGATTTGAAGAGGCACGTGAACTTGCGGTAATGACTTATGATAGTAAAAATTCAGATCTGTTGCCGAGAATCGAAAGCTAGACATGTCAAATAGAAAAAATAAAAAAACACTAAGCGCGTATGAGCTTGTTCGCTTGCGCGATGCTATTATTGCGATGCTTTCTGCGGCAAACACATCTACGCGTTTGGAGCGCAGAGTTTCGCTTGGCGCAGCAGTTGAAGTCGCAAACAGAGCACTTAGGAGAAGCCGCGGTGGCGTAAGCCAGGTACGAGTGTTCTCGGCGCTGCGTGCTGTTGGTGCTTTCGTTTCGCTCGCTGCTGTAAACAAAGTAACAGTAGCAGCATTGAATAACTCTGATCTTCTTTCAGTTGGCCACCCGCTGTCAACAAAGAGGCACTCGATGACAGAGGCTTCTCTACGACATGCGCAGGCAGTATGGATCTCCGCCGATAAACTGATTCGTAGCGATGAAGCACGGGCACTTGTTGCAACCGCGTACTCGTTCGAGCATGGCTCAATCGAGCGCACACACGCATTCGCGCGCCTCGCTGCTTTCCCCCTAGGCGTAGTACCAATCGCAGTAAGCGTCGACTTAGAGCCGCTTATTGCAGCTCTCGGTCTCGGCCTTGGTGGAAACTCGAATGCGGCAAGGTCACTTCGCGCACGAATGCAGCGTCGTGACAGGATCGGCCGATTCGCATTTATGGGTGGTGGCTGGTTGTTTGGCATGCTCCGCGGTGGAAATCATTACAGAATAGCTGGCCGCGTTGTTGGTATGTCTGGAACTAATGATGTTGAAGTTGAGGTGGCGGGCGACTCATCACTTCCTGACGGAATATATGCCGTTGAGGCATCTAAGGGATTATCTGTTAAAGCGATTGTGCGCCGCAAGCGGGGAGCGCCACCAGCGGAAGAAGTTGCTGTACCGTCTGAAGACTGGCAATTCTCGATTAACACCGAAGACCTGGTAAGACGCGCTGCCCCATCGGATTGGCGCATCATTAAAGAAATTCCCCGCAAGGATGACAGCGTCCTCGACCGCGTCATCTACGCGAACAGCGACGGGTACACAGTTGTCACGAGCCGCAGTGCCGAGTTCACAGAAGCAGACGACATATCGCTGCTCCCAGCACACGGCGCGTGGATTGTAAGAGCGTTTGGGCCACAGGATACATCGGTTAATAAGTCTGCACTTTTTACATGGGCTGACGTTGAAAAGGCGATTCTAAAAGACCAAGATAACTATCAAAAGTATCTTGATAGTCCTGCCGGTCAAGAAGCTCTTAGAATTGGCGCCCCCGGTTTTGACGCGCAAGAAGAAGATATCGCCGAGTCTGATGCTGACGACATGGCACCAGAAAAAACAGTTGTTGTAAACTGGGCAACTGACGAAGCTGATCTCACAGACGGGGACTTCGCCGACTGGGCGGAGCAAAATGCTCCAGGCGTCAAACTCGCACTTCAGCCAAACGGGACGGTGCGGCTTACTGGAACTGAGTCAAACCTACGTAACGCAGTTGACCAAGCAACTGACGGCGATCGCAATGTATCAGATGCGGTTATGGAAGCTTCGTCATTTGTGACGTCAAAGCTGTCCCCTGCTGAGCTTGAGGGTTTGAAGAATGCCACTAAAGACATCAAAGGAACTGTCCAGTTTGGTTCCGGCGAAACATTGTATGAAATGATAGATGGCAGCGGCGGCGGTAGCGGCGGCCCGGCCTGGTTCCGCGGAGACGACGTCTATGATGCAAAGAAAGACGGGTACAGAGAAACTGGAAAGACAAGAAAAGAAACCGCACAAAAAACTGTCAATTCTTACAAAAAAATATCTGGGGCTGTAAGAGACTTGCACGGTGCCGACACTATGCGAGGTCTTACACAAGAATTTCGTGCCGCCGATGAAAAAGGCGATGTTGTTCGATTTAGTTATGGTGGAAAAACACGTAGAGTTCTTCCTAAAGACACGTACGTAAATCCAAAAACCGGCAAGAGCAACGTTGTTGGTTTTGACCTTGATGTTGGCGAAGAGCGCACGTACTCATTCGACAAGATCAGTTCGCCTCCGGCTCTGAAGGCGCGACCAGCCGCTAAGCCAGTAGCAAAGATCGCTCCACCTCGCACAACAGGCGAACCAATCGCAATCACCTCAACCGATCCAACCGAAATCAAAGACCTAATCCAAGAAGCAATCGACGTCGGAGCAGTCGTCACATTTAGTTACGGCGGGAAAAACAGACTTTTCCGACCGGAAAGAATGTATCTGAATCCTAAAACCAACGCAACTAATGTTACTGGTTTTAGTGAAACAGACGGCGAAGGCCGGACATTTACTCTCAACAAGATGTCACCGCCCGTCTACGCCCCCGACGGCCCAGCGCAACCACCAGCCCAAGCACCAACACTCACAACAACACCGCAAATATTTGACCCGTTCTCACTCACCAACTGGCGTGACATTGATACTGGCGTTGAAATGTCATCTGCGGTGTCAGTGCCAATTCCGGTAGTTGACAGTAACGGAAACACTGTTATGTCACGCGTCGTTGACGTATCGAAAAGACCAATGACGATTGTCAATATAAACGGCGTTGATGTACCGTTCTATGTAAGCACTGGCTCTGGCGGAAAGAAAAATGTCCCGGCTGATAAATGGTATCCATTTTTTGGTCTTGATCCAGAGAGTAATTGGTTCAACAAGACATCAGAGGAAGACATCGCTGATTACTACGGTTCTTCTGAGCTTCGTAACGTGGCCGCGTGGCTTGACACAAATCTGCCTAATGCACGTGCGAATACTGAGATTCCAAAGTCTATACCTGACGGCGAAAATAAGCATATCGCACAGGTAACGCTTGACGCAGTCAATAATCACATGAAGCCTGCGGCACGAGGCATGGGCAACAACGATCTCCAATCAAACGTGAACAACACTCTTGCCGCGATAAAGAACGGCCGTTCCCCTACAGGCTTCCTGCAGTTCGAATCTAGGTTTGATATTGATAAGCTCCCTGACGGCTGGACGTCTGTGCCGCTCGAGCAAAAAGACGGCAAGGTTCTAAAGTCGCAGCTCATTCCGCCATCGTGGCTCGTCGCGCCCGGATCAACAAGACCGCCTACGCACACGATCACGCTTGAGGATGGCGACACGCCAGTGCTAATCCGTATGGGCTGGGCAATAACACCCGACACAAAAAACAAACAACTCGGCAAGTTCGGAACCTGGAAAGAACTTACTACAGCAATCACCAAAGATAAGTTCGTTGTCGCCAAACTCAAACAAAACGTAATCAATGAGCGCACAGGCGGACCGGTCTATAAAGAGCCTGGCGCTAGCGGCACGCCAATGTATTACGAAAAACCAAAGCTTGGTCCTCCTTCCGAGTGGGCAGGGCCGTATGTACCAGCAATCACTCAACAAGACATCCCATCTCCAATAGAGCCGGCTAAGCCAGGAGCGCCGGAAACAAAAGAACAAGCAGACGCTAGAGCGCGTGAAAGTATGCGGCTGACAGAGCGGCTAATTGCAGAGGAAGCAGCTCGTAAAAAGCGGTTACGAGAATTACAAGACAAAAAAACACTAACACGCGAGGAGGAGGCTGAGCTCGGCAACCTTAGACGGCGATACCCGGGACTGTCTGACCTGCGGGATACCCCATCTCCAATAGACGCAAAGGAAGTGATTGAGCAGCTAAAGAGCGAGATCCCAGCTGGGAATCCGGAGCTAGTTAGCTACACAGAAAAAGCTTTAGCGCGCATTAGGAAGGATATTGAGCGGAAAGAGCGCGAGGCTGCGAAGGAAAAAGCATATCAGGACGCTTTAATTAAGAAAATACGTGATGATAGCGAGAAGCGTATAGCGTGGTTGAAGAATAAAAAAACACGGACACCCCGCGAAGAGCGCGAGCTCTACGAGTCAACATACGGGCCAGCGCCTCTAGTATCACCAGGTGAGCCCGCCCCTGTAGGCAAAGGCCCACACGCGCCGGGGAGCACAGGACTTAACGGGGAACCAGCAAAGATCTCTGACGTTGACGTGATTGTCAACGTTGATGAAACTCTTGACGGAATTCTTAGCGATTTCATGAAAAAGTTTCCAAACGTGCGAGTCATGGTACTCAACGAAAAGACTCCAGATGGGGACGCCGTTGTCACTTTTGCTGTTCCACTAGACGACGTCGCAAACTTCGAACTCTGGCAAGCTGACAACATTAGTAACGCTAAACCGAAGTTCTACGATGATGGAGGCACAGCACCGACTGACCGGCTCAATGACGATGACATTGAAATGCCGTTTGATAAAGAAATGTTTGACGGGATATTCTCAGTTCCAGAAGGCGCGTATCGTCCAGATATCTTTCAAGCGTACAGTCCAAAAGGTAGAACAAATCAAGACAGCGCAGACTACACTGATGATCCAGAAGTTCTTTCTGCGAAGTTTGAGCCGTTAGAATTGGCGAAGGCACTTTCAGAGGCTGTTCTGCCAAAAGATGGCGTGCCCGCGACAGGATATGGCGAGCTTGAGTTTCAAGGTGGGAACGAGCCTGTTGCGGCTGAGGCGCTACTTGAGGCTCTCGCAATAAGTGGAGTAAACGACACGGCCATTCTCTCAGGCATCTACGATCGTGGTCTCACAGAAGACGGCGGCGTGCCTACAAATGTAGAAAACGCGCAAAAGAATATTTGGAGAAGTGGCGCCATTGACGATGAGCTCACGGTTGGTGAGAGAATTGAAGCAGCGAAAAAAGCGCAGGCTCTGAACGGGCTTCTTGGTCAACCAGAAAATGCACGCACAGCATTCAATCTTATTTCTAATCACACTGAAACAAACCCACATATTATCGAGCTCGCAACCGATCTGCAGATGCGCGTTGACATGGAGATGGATGCAATATACTATGGTTACGGTGACGAAGGCTTACTAGAGCGGCTTACAAATGACTTTATTTCGCACCTTCCGTGGTCAAGAAGTGACGATCCTCAAGAGTTAGACGGGTTTAGAGCGTTCTGGGGATTATTCATGTCGATTGATGGTGGAGATGGCGACTTAGCTGACTTTGAGACTGGAACGCCCGGCTCACGTATGTCGATTATTGATGCGATTAGATCGTTCGTAGACGTTGAGAACCCCGGTATTGGTGAAGACGCTGCACACGAAATGGCCGTAGAACAATACTATGCTCTTCACAAGAAGTTTGGCGGCTTCCCGGAGTTTATCACGGGGAAGAGTGATATTTCCAATGGCACTGACAGTCTGTACAGTGAAACTACTGCAGCCGCATTTTACAGACTCATCGCAGCAGCAAAACGCCCTACTGATACCGATCTCGCTAGGGTGATTGGTATAGACAAAGATAGTGAGTCGTTTAAGAATTATACGACTCCAGGTTTCATTTTTGCAATTGATCCTCGTGCGCATTCGGTGGTGGCGTCAGACTCGGATGGGACAGCCAGCGACACGTTGATAACGGTGGGTAGAAAGCTATCACGCGTTGTCTTCAAAATCAAAGCCGGTGACGCAGACGGCATATCAGTTAGTGGATTCTCACATTATTTCGAAAATGAAGTAATGACAGTGGGTGAGTTTATTGTCGACGCGGTCCGCGAGCAAGACGGCTTTTTTGGAAAAGAGTACGTTGTTCAGCTTAAAAAGTATGTAAAAGAACAGCCAAATATTCCAGAAGAAAGCGCGGCTCCGGCAGCACCTAACGCACCGGCATCTGCATTCGCTGGTATTCGTCAATACGGCGACGTCAGTGACTGGACGCGTTCAGAAGAAGGTCCGAGTGGGTCGAACGCCGGTGGCGTGCACACAGATGATGACGGCAACGAGTATTACGTAAAAACGGCAAAAAGCCAGTCGCACGGCGAAATGGAAGCGTTGGGCTCGGCATTCTACAAAGAACTCGGTATCACGGCCGGTGAGACAGGGCTCGGTGAGCAATACGGCGAATTGGCAATCATCACTCCAATGATACCTGGCTCGACTACCGGTATGTATAGCCTGCGTGATGACAAAGAGTTTGTTGCTAAAATCCAAGAAGGTTTTGCGATCGATGCGTGGTTGTCGAACTATGACGTTATTGGCATGGAATACGACAATATCATCGTTGACACAAACGGTAATCCAGTTCGAATTGACCAGGGCGGCTCACTCATCTGGCGCGCACGAGGTAGTCATAAAGAATGGTTTGGCCCGGAGGTTGCTGAACTCACGTCAATGCGTGATCCGCGTATTAATGCAACAGCGGGCCGCGTATACAAGTCGATGTCACCGGCTCAATTGACTGATAGCGCAAGAAAACTTCTTGACATTAAACCAAGTCGAATCGATGAAATCATCGACGGTGCTATTAGCGATCCAGAACAAAGCGCGTCGCTAAAAGACGTACTTAAGCGTCGTCGTGAGTACATACTTGATTTCTACGGAATTAAAGAAACAACAGAAGATCCATTTGCCAATCGCGTGCCACTAACTGAGAGCATCGGTTACGCGGCGCAAGATCTACAGGCAAACGACGTAACCGCAGCTGATTCGTTTGTTATCGAGCGCGTGTTCCGCGACGAAACTACGCCGAAGGGCAAAGTAAGTATTCAGGGATACTTCCCAGGGCACGAGTCACAGCGCAAAGAGTGGAATGATGCAACAGTCATTCCTGTTGCCCGTGGCGGTACTATTCCACCAAAGGGTGACAGGCCAGCACTTCACAGGCCACAAAAGCCGCGTGCCACTGGAAGCCCAGCATTTACAGGTGTTGCCGCTGACGCAGTTGCCAATGCAAAAACATGGCAAGAGGCAGCTGATGCAATTCGCGCGCTTGACATCGTATTCTTAGACTACGAAACAACTGGTCTTCCAGGTCCTGAAGCAGGCGGCCTTAACCGCCCAGTGCAAATAGGCGCGGTTCGCGTCAAGGACGGCAAGGTCGTTGATAGCATAAGTATCTACATGAACCCGGAGCACGAACTCTCTGGTTGGTCAGCCGCAGCACTGAAGCAACAAGATGGAACTTCCCCAGTTACAAATGAATGGCTTGCTGGGCAATTATCTATGAAAGACGCACATCAACAGTTCCTTGATTTTGTTGGTGAAGGTCCTGTAATTATCGGCGGACAGAATGTTCCGTTTGATATAGAGATTCTCCAGCGCGTACTCAAAGAGCAGGGTCTCTCGATTGAGATCTCTGGCACAGTCGACTCAAAAGACATTTCCGCTGGCACTCTTCCAAAGTGGACACAGGGAAAACCAGACGGGCCTTCCCTAACTAACAAGGAAACTGGAAAGACTCGAGCGTCAAACAGCCTCGGGCCCATTGCCGAGTACCTCGGCGTCAAGCTTCCAGACTGGCACCGTGCTGACGCGGACGCGCAAGCTTCGTGGGAGATCACAGATGCAATGTTGACTCGCGCTGTCAGCAACCCAGACACGCCAACAACGCTACTCAACAATAAAGAAGAAGTTGAGCGTCAACGTGTCGGCGCAGAGAAGTTTACTAAAGAAATGCAAGAATACGAAGTTGCACTGGCCGATTACGTTGCAGCAAAAGCTATTGCAGCGGCGTGGAACTGCGGCGGTGCTGGTATTACCGCCGCTGTAGGCCCAGGAGACGGGCCTTGCTCAACGCCAGACATTCCGTCACTTATTCGTGACGCGACTCCAGAGCCTTTGGGTGATCCTGACCCAGATGATTTCCCAAGCGGTCTCGTTGAGTCGCAGACTACTGACAATGCGGTGCATGACGGCATTGACACTAATGATCCGTACAAAGATGAAGCGTTTATGCCAACAGAGGAACAGCGCAATATTCTTGACGCCATTCTTGCTGGTAAGAATGTTGTTGTACAGGCACTCGCTGGAACCGGTAAGACAGCAACATTGTTGATTGCTGGAAAACGTAAGAAGAAAGAAAAGAAATCAGAAAAGGGCGTGTACATCGCGTTCAACAAATCAGCGCAGGTTGAAGCAGAAAAGAAGTTCCGCGACGCCGGTCTTACAAATATTGAAGTTATAACAAATGACGCGATATCGTATAGATGGTCGTCGAAAGAAATGCAAGCCAAGTTTAGCAGAACTGAAAATGTTGTGCAATACAAGAAAATTGCAGATCTGTTTGGAATTACTGAATTTGAAGCTACAGACGGCGAGATGCTCAAGCTTAGGGCTGCTGTAAAAGAGTTCCGTGACGCCGTTAATGCGTTCATGATAAGTGACGACGCGGAACTTAGTGCAAAACACTTTGGTGACGGTGACGGCGCTGGAAAGCCGTGGATGGTTGATATCGCACAGAAGATGTGGGAAGACTACATCAATCCAGACGGAAAGATGCGAGTTACCAATACGGTGCTCACGAAGATGTGGGGACTATCTAAGCCTGATCTAGGAAAGACCGGTTCTGGACTTTCTCGCGGAGTTGATTTCATATTCTTTGATGAGGCACAAGACATTAACCCGGTGTCTGGAAAAGTTATTGCCGATCAGACCGTGCAAAAGGTCTACGTTGGCGATGAAAATCAAGCAATTTACGGATTCCGCGGTGGAGAGAACCAACTTGGCAAAGTGCTTGAGTCAGAAGAGTTTCCTCTTACAAAGTCTTGGAGATTCGGAAGCGTTATTGCCAATGAAGGAAACAAGTGGCTGCGTCTTCTTGAATCAGATCCACGCGTTGCTGACTCAAAGGGATTGCGTGTTATTGGCGGAAACGTAAACCCAGGGTCTATTGTTGAACAAGGCAGCCTCGCTGATACGGCGAACGCGGTTCTTGTTCGCACTAATAGCGGCGGTTTGGGTGCGATTTATGACCAACTCGGACGCGGACGCGTTGTTGGCGTGACAAAGAACTATAAGGGTGATCTTGAGAACCTACGGGATACCGCTCAGTTCTTAATGACAGGCGCGGACAGGCCAAAAATACTTCACGACGAACTAGCCCCGTTTGCGTCGTGGGCTGACGTTGTCAAGGCAGTTGAACAGGGAGATGAGACAAAGAAGCTTAAGCTGTTTGTTGACCTCGTAGAGGAAATCAAAATAGACGGAGTAAGTGAGCTTATCGGCAGGCTTAAGATTGTTCGCGCGACCGGCGAAAGTGATGCAAAAGCATCTAATATCGGTGACCTGTCACTCGGGTCTACCGGTGTTCTTGGCAACGGCGTCGAGTATGCTGTTGATGAGAACGGTCCGTACCTTACAGGGAAAACGTTTGAGAACAAGACAGCTATTGGAAAAAGTGGCTGGGACTACAACAAAGTCAATGATGACAAAAAGTGGCGTGTTCCTGTCAAAGACCAAGATGACCCGGCTGCTGTTAGAGCGGCTGTTGAAAAACTAAGCAAGGCGCTCGGCGGCAGCACTTCAGAAGATAGTGGAAAAATTGATGTACTAGTAACAACAGTGCACCAAGCCAAAGGTCTCGAGTGGGACAAGGTGTGGATCTGGGGTGATTTCTTCGGTCCAAGAGTGAACAAGGAGACAGGCGAAGTGACAATGCCTGATCCGACAGAATACAAAATAGCATATGTTGCCGTTACTCGTTCGAAGGATCAAATAGACGTTGGTTCACTCGACTGGATAAATGAATACATTAGTGAGAATGAGGCTACGCCAGAGTCACCAGAGGCCGCCCCGAGAGACGCAACGTCTGTCAACGCAGATGATGCACTTGTCAAGTCTTTGAAAAATGCTGTTAAAGAAGCAGACGTGCAGCTTGAGAAATTTGCAGATTTAAGCTCTAAGAATGAAAAGAAAGTAAAGAAGGTCCGCGAGCTTGTTGAAAAATCACTGTACGCCTATGACGGTGGGCAATACGTTGACACAGAAGAGTGGCTAACAGCGGCTTCAGAGCTTCTTGAAGGCGCCAATCTTCCAGAGCTTCAAAGCCTGTTCCTTGAAGCAGCGAGTGCTGCCGATAGGGTCCGTCTGTCAAAGCTCGAGGTGCCAGCACAGACAGAAACGCAGACGCCACCAGTACCAACGCTTGATCCAGAGTGGCGCCCAAGTGACGTGCCCGCACCGCAAGGGGCAGTTCCGTCCGGAACACAAGAGGCGCCGGATGACGTTTTGCCAGAGGCCATTGAAACTGCGGAAAACAGCGGCGACAACAATGCACTGGATAAAACAAAGCGGTTCTACGACACGGCTAGCCGTGAAAAAGATATTGAACTTATGTTCAATGACCTAGAAGAAACTGCTGACATTGTCATCAACGGAGAAGACTCTGGACTTAAGGGTTCCGACAAATCTGTTGTCAAAAAAGCCTTTGAAAAAGTAAAAGAAATCCGTAAGGCTCTAGCAGACGGGGCGATGCCTGAACACGAGGCGCTGGCCGCACTAAACGCGATCATAGACTCTCTTCCATCGTCTGGCTCGTCAAGCGTCGCACAGATTGATATGGACTTCTTTAGAGATGCTGTTACAGCAATCACGCATGTTCTTGACGGACAATATTATTGGCGCCCAACTGGTAAGGGCCTACCTCCAATAGACGCTCTTGATCCTAAAGGACGTGCGGTTGGCTACGCGAGAGACGGTGTAACATTCCTTGTGCCAGGCACTCGCGTCCGTGACAAGTGGGGCTACGCCGGCACAGTCGAGAGCTATAACGAAAACGACTGGGTAAACGTCAATGTTAGATACGACATTGATCCGCGCGACCCAGCAAAAGTTAAGAAGGGTAAGTGGGGTGCTGGTGTTGCTAGGATCTCAAAGCACCCAGCAACACTGTCAGTTATTGGGCCAGATGAAGATCCGTACGTTGAGCTTCCAAGCACTCCTGAAGGCAAACGACCAACGGATCTTGATAAGCAATTGGCGTGGCTTAAGAAGCACAGAGGCGGAGACCCAAGCCCAAAAGTTGACGCCCCTAGCGGGGCATCTGACAAAGATGCCAAATCGGCATTAGGTTTTGATGTTCTAAACTTTGAAGTGGTTGGAGGTCAGCTTGGCGCAAATGCTGGCGGAACGTATAAAGACTCAGATGGTAATTTGTACTATGTAAAAGAACAGCAGTCTCTAACGCACGCTGAAAATGAAATATTAGCGTTTGAATTGTACAAAGAACTTGGTGTCAACGTAGCACAGATGCAAATAGGTTCAGGGACTCTTAATGGCAACATATACACAGTTTCAAAGTTCATCTCGGGTGATGGCAGCACACTAAAAAAATACCGCGAAGATGAACAAGTACTCGACAAAGTACGAAGTGATTTCGCCATCGACGCGTGGCTAGCAAACGGCGATGCCGTTGGTCACAAGTACGCTAACATAGTTGTTGACCAAGATGGCACACCATTCCGTATTGATGCAGGTGGCGCATTATTGTTTATTGGCCCAGGCCATCCAAAGGGTACTGAATTTGGTGGCACTGTTGCCGAACTAGACGACATGTTAAATATTGAACTAAGTGAAGGCTCAGCGGCGGTTTTTTCGCCAATGACTAGGGCTGCTAAGGCTGCATCTGCGCGCAAGTTGCTTGGCATTACGCAAGAGCGCGTTGATGAGATAGTTGACGCGAATATGAGCGACCCCGAGACTGCGAGTAAAATAAAAGCACGTTTGAAGGCGCGTCGTGAATATATTTTTAAGCATTATGGTATTCAAGACATCGATAGCCCCCAAGACAACTACTCGGCAAACGCAATTACTTGGGGTGAGCATCTACTAGAACCTGGTGCCAATCTCGAAGGCGCTGACCTATCTGACGCTGACCTATCTAAAGTTGACCTAGCTGGGGCCAGCCTAATCGGGGCCAACCTGACAGGGGCCATATTGACCGAGGCCAACCTAACTGGAGCCGACCTATCAAAAGCCAATTTGTCGTTTGCCGACCTAACAGGTGCCAACCTATCTTACGCTGACGCCATAGGAGCTAAATTGGCTGGGGCCAATCTGGCTGGTGCCGATCTGTCTCATGCCAACATTGAAAAAGCCGACTTGTCGGAGGCCAACATGATTGGTGCCAATTTGACTAGGACACGCATGTTTGGAGCTGACATGTCCGGTGTCAATCTGTCAAAGACAGAACTAATCGATGTCAGCTTTAGCTACGCCGACCTGAGTGCGGCCAACCTATCAGAGGCCAACTTACGCGGCGCCAAATTTAATAGTACAAAGCTGCTAGGCACCAACCTATCTGGTGCTGACTTGTCTGGAGCCATGATGCTCCATGCTAAGTTGGCTGGGGCCAACCTGACTGGGGCTAACATGACTGGGGCCAGCTTGGGTGGGGCCAACCTGGCCGGGGCCGATCTGACAGGAGCAACATTGATTAGCATAGATGCGCAGTACATAAAATTCGCAGGCGCAACAATGCCAGACGGAAAAATATTCGATAAGGATACCCACAAGTTTCCATTTCCTACCGCCGATGAAGTTCCAGAAGCTGAAGCGCCCAAGGCTGTAAGCGAAGAAGATGCTAAATGGTTAGCTGTAAAACCAGTAGCTGATCCATTCAAGTTTCTTGATAAAGTAGAAAAGCAATACAAAAAGAAGAATAGCAAGTTTGGCCGTGAAGACTTAAATAAAGACAATGACGCTATTTATTTTGCTTACTACGGTCAAGGTGGGGCACATGACGTTAACACTGCACTATTAGATATAGAAAATGCCGATAAAAACACGCTAGACAATATAGAAAAAGTAGATCGCATGCTCACTCGCGCGCCAGGGCTTGAGCAAGACATTCTTGTTTACCGTGGTGTTGGCGGCGACTCCTCTGCTGACGCCACTAAGAATCTAATAGACGTAGAACCTGGTGACGAGTTCGTAAGCGTGACATACTCGTCTACGTCAATTATAAAGTCAATTGCTGAAGGTTTTGCAGGAGGTGATGGCGGAGGAATACTGCTTGAAATTGTCGTACCTAAAGGCATAAGGGGAGCTTTCATTGACGCGTGGTACGGAAGGTCAATGGAACTTGAGGCTCCGTATAGCCAAAGTTTCATAGATGATGAAGGTGCTGAAGCCGAACTTATGCTTCCTAGAAATATGAAATATAGAGTTCTTTCAAAAGATGGAAACACGATCAAGCTTGTCGCGCTTGGGCCAGAGACAGATAAGCAAGTTGCAAAAGACTATGATGAAAAAATACCGCTAGCAGACGTGAGCGTGCCGGATGTTCTAGAAACTCCAGAAGCTCCAGAAGCTGCAGCTCCTGAAATGCCAGAGGAATTTATTTCTGAAATGCCGAAGCCAAGTGAGCAATTGGCAGCTGCTGCAGAAAAGTATGGTGTCGACATCAGCAGCTACTTTGACGAGTCGTTTGACGATGACGATGTTGAGCAATCAACAAATGATTTTTCACTTGGTAAAGACAAAAGTGGAAAGATAGTTGCCGCAGACGCCGTGATCATCAAAGACGAGCGGTACGTGATGATGATTGGCAGAGCATTCGGGCCATTCAGAGGCTCATATGCGTTGCCAGGCGGATTCCTAGATAAAGGTGAATCTTTTGCAGATGCCGCCGCGAGAGAAATGCAAGAAGAAGTCGGAGTGCCAGACCCAATTGCCACGAATGTCTACAATATTGGAGTTGTCGATTCATTTGACTGGGATCCTCGAGCATTGAAGGGCGCAAAGGTTGGAGCGGTTGTGTTCCACGTGCCAAGTGATACAAAGCACATTGCTGGTGACGACGCCGCGACTGCGCAATTTGTTGACATTGAGGACATCATATCTGGTGAAAAAGCTGTAGCATTCGGCCACGCAACATGGCTTAAACGGGCGTTTATAAGCACAGAGTACGAGGCGAAGCTCGACGTAATTGTTCTTGCATCAAAAGAACGCAACGCGCGGTTAATAGCTAAAATAAACGATGTCCGTACAGCACGTGGCTACGACACAATTCCCCCAGCTGGGCCAAATGTATGGACGCCAGAAAATGAGTCTGAACTAACTGACGTCAGCACAAAACTACAGCACATCTATGAAGACTTCGGCGGAGACACGCCGTATGCTGACATGAACCCTATGGTCGCGGAATTCTTGAGCATAGTAGATACTCAGACGAACATTCCGCCAGGTCTGCGCGCCTCGCTGAGCTCCGCTGTTGCTGATCACATGGGTCCGCTGGACTCAGTTAGTCAAGATGTTATCGATGAGCTTGCTGGACTTATTAAACAGTTTTCAGCATCTAGAAGCGTGTATAGCCGCGGGTTTGTGCAGGAGATAGACGGAATCGACAGAACATCATGGCCGGCGTCACTCAAAGACGAGCAAGGCATATCCGACCCTAAAGAATTTTTTGAGTTGACTGGTTTAGCCACTATACTACTTGCAAATTCTCTATCAGAAGACGCAGGAATCATATCAGGGCTCATCGTGGCAGCGGCAGATCACTCTATGATGAAAGCAGAAATAGATAGCAAGTCGCTTACTGCAAATGTTATTAGCTCAATAGTGACCAATTACGTTTTACAAGGCGACTTTGACAATTATACCGGCCATAGATTCAATGCCACAGTTCGCAATTTTGCTGATAACTTTCCGCAGCATGAAGAATACTTCGCCGAGCTTAGTGAAATCCACGAATCATTTAGACATTCACCGGGTGACGCGCGCAACGCAGAGCAGAGGTTTAAAGGAGGTAGGCGCCAGGTTGCTACTAATCAAATAATATACGGCGTCAATGCTCCAGCACTTTCACTATCTGGTGTTCCAGAGCGCACCGACGTAGACGGAAAACCAATAAGCGTGAGTGAGTTTAGTGGTGTTCCTTCGCTTATGGGCGCCGTTTCAACGGTGCTTGCGCGCCCGGCATCGCCGCACGGTATGGCGCTATCGGCGGCCGTCGACGGCGACAGCATTGACGACCTAGATGTTCGTGTAACGACTATAATCAACCCAGACGGAGACACTAAACTCAGACTCAGGTTCAGACTAACGCCTTGGGCAGGCCAGAAGCGCGCGATGGAAATAGAAAAAGAAGGAGGGTGGACGATATCAAAACCAATGTTCCGCGCTTCCTCGAGAGACAAAGACGGTAATATTGTCGAAGATTCTAAGTACACTGGACCAGAGTACGCGGAAGCGTTTCCAAGTGGAAGACTCTATATGTCATTTGGAGACGATAATTCAGAAGGCTTTGACATCTCAATTACGCGTGCCAGTAACAGACCTGTTGATACTGCACCACTGACAACACAGTCTGCTGGTGCCCCGGCGGCGTTTCACAATGAAGTTGTGATTGATATAGACCCTGACAACGCGACAGAAGAAATAATAATTGCAGCACTAAAAAAGGCAGGAGTTGTCGACCCTAGAGCGGCCCAACCAGAAGATGCAAAAACGCTAATTGAAAATAAACTTCTTAGCTTATTCTACGGCCAAGTAGTTACTGAAGACAATCTCGCCGGCGAAGGCCGAGCAATCGGGCTCGCAAAAATCGAAGAAAGGTATGGCGTAACCGCTGATGTAACATTTGGCATGGTCATTGTTACTGTTGGTGATAACGGAAGACTGCAATATCTGTTTCCAGAGTACGTAGCAAACAGCATAGCTGAAAAAACAGGAACAGAATCGTTCACACACAGTTTGTCGATCGGCAAAGCAATGCAAGCTGCACGAGCGAAAAACGGAAGTAAGAAGCTAACTGAAAAAGAAACTATTAATGTTGCCGGTGATGTTATTGCGGGGATGATCATTAGCGGACTACAGTCGACAGCTGTCAGACTCAGCGAAGGGCGAGGAGAGTACAAAGGACTATCTAGTGACGAAGACATATACACTGGCGGAGGAAACTATGTATTCCTAACTCCAAGGTCAGTCCCTGTCGAGCACTTTGGAAAAGGTTCTAAAGACTACATTATAGAAGCAAGCGTTGTGTTTCCACCAGCCAATGTTTACAATAGAGCAGACCTATATGCAAATATTGGCGATAGTTTTGGAAAACGCATACGTTACACAGAAGTTATAAGCGCTTCTGGACCTAACAATCACGAGACTATGGTCAAAAATGGACTTGATATTGCTAATAAAGGTAACGTTGTCTTCGTAGCAGGACCTGTCTACGATAGTGCGCTTGCCAAGTTAGACGCTCTGGGAATTAGTGAAATTAACGGCATTCCTGTTAGAGAACTTATTAAAGTGCAAGGTACAGATGACTATACGCTTAAGCGGTCTGTGCCAACTCCAGAGCAGACAGAAGCTATTGATAGTGCACTGACAAAGCTTGTCGGAAATGCAGACGGAGTCGACTTCAAAGAGTTCAGAGATACGTTTCTTGAAATACAAGAAGTCGACGGGGCGCCGTTTGCATACGACTGGGCGCCTGCTGGAAGTAAAATTATTGCAGCGACATTCAAAACCGATTCTGGTGCTAATAGAGGTAACCTCAATATTGTTCCGTACATTAAAGCGCGCGCCGCGTATTCAAACGGCGCTCCAATATTGATAGTACGGTGGCCAGATGGGCAGCTTGTTGAGCACAGACCGGCGGACCTAGCTACACACCAACACGGGCAGACAACATCGTTTGTAATAGATCAATTTCAACTTAATCAGCTTATTGGCCATCTTACCGCGTCTGAACCGGCCAATTTCATCCTCGGTGGGAAAGCAATTGCCGGCGAAGACAGCACTAATGATTATGGCGATGTAAAAACTGTCATTGTTCCTGTTGGGCAGGGTCTACTTGGACTTCCAAGAGAGCACGATGTGCTGTACACAGACGAAAGTGCCACTGATCTAAAAAAATATGTACTAGATCTATTAGAACAATACGACACGCTTTTTCCAGATAATCTTCAAATGGAAACGTCAACAGCGAGAGGAATGATACTGCGTCTAACAACGCTGTTGCTTGGAAACATAACACCAGAAGAGAGAAGCTTCATCATACAAGAGGTAGTGAATCGCACAGCGAACACCGGCAGTATCAACGACCACGACGGCCCGATGCGGACATCGCAATCAAATAACGCGTTTAGCGCTGTCTCTTACGACCAGCCAATAGCGTCTATTACTGCCAGTGGCGGCAGCGAGACAGGGTCAACAACTCTCATCGAATACGTAATACCGGACGAAGGCGCGGTTATCGAGATAGTTGATGGAGAAGATGCTGGGTACACTAGAACGATCTACCGCGCTAAAGTAGAGCGCGTTATCGCAGACAAAGGCAATCAACGTCTGTATGAAGTATCAATTGAAGGCAACCGTGAAGGTGGCAACGTCTTCGTTCTCAATAATGAGAATAGCTATGATATTGACAAAGAAAACAATGAAATCCGCTTCTCGTATAGAGGTGTACGGTATAGTATAAGAGCGAAACTGCCGTCAGATAAGCCACTATAGCATTGCATAGGATTGAGAAGTAAATGGCACAGGATAACACAGTATGGCCAACAGAGCTTATCGAAGGAGATGATCTCTACGCAGTAGTCGACAACGCGGACGGGTTCGTTCGCTATTTGATTTTTTCGTCTGCTGAGATGAAAATGACTCTTGTCCGAGACAACGGGACTTGGGCTCAGCTCAATGGACTGTTCTGGGAAGAGCATGACGACGCCGGCGATTTACTGTGGAACGAACGCGTTGGTGTGCACTATATTAAGTATTTCGATGACCTAGAAAAGGCTGGCAAGAAAGTGCCGTTAGAGATGCCAGTTATCCGTCTAACTAAAGTAGAAGCAGACGATTCTGCACAGGATATTGTTGTATCAGATGATTAAGCTATTCGGCGCGCACGGTGGGAACTTGTTGTTCACTGACGGATCCGCCGCGGTCATAGTTGATTCGCGCACGAATATGGTGGACAACGTCGGGTCTCTTAGTTCACTGTCATATATACAACCGTGGAATAGAGAATCAGCAGTCTGCACGAAGGTGCAGTTTGAGCTCGCTTCTGGTGCACTCTCTGACCTTAGAGTCAGTGCCATTGCCGCATCTGGGCGGATGTACACAATACCAAAATCTGTTCAAGACGAGGCAGAGAAGGCACTCGTATGGCGCGAAGAAAACAGCCGCGGTGGGACACCCGTTGGAGTCAGCACAGCGCAAATTCTTGCTGCTGGCGGGCAAATTGGACTCAAGAAAATCAGCCACATTGCTAAATATTTTCCACGACACGAAGTCGATAAGAAGAGCGTAGGCTTCTCGTTAAGCCAAGATGGTTTTCCGTCAAACGGTAGAACAGCCTGGGCTCTTTGGGGTGGCGATGCCGGTCAACGCTGGGCTCAGTCAATTGTCACTCGTGAAAACAGCAAGAGTATAAGTGCCGCTGGTTGCACGGTTCCTGGCATAGGCGACAACCATCCATACAATATGGCGACTGATTACGACGCGGATGTAGACGCGTTTAAGACCGCGCATGAGCTTAGTTCTGAAGATGCTCCAGAGTTTGTAGTACGAGTCCGTATTGACACTGGTGAAATTGATCGTCTATACATGGTTAATAGTGATGGCGACGCCTTTGTGTGGGACGGTTCAGGTTGGGATGACTTAGGGCACGTCGATAGTGACATCGTCACTTTTGATAAAGCACTTGACGATATCTATGACACCATCGAGAAAGTGCACGTCCCAATTGACGCAGGAATGGCGCTCGTTGTCTCAGCCCGATTTCAGCAATTTCCGTTTGGCCTAATAGGCATATACGATATCTATCCAGAAGAGGCTGAACTTGCTAGAGATGCAATGTCAGAGATTGATTGGATATTAGTTGACGCGTCACTTACCGCCGCCGCTGAACCAGAAGGTGCCGTAGCGCCTGGAGATGGAATATTTTCTCCAAAAGAGAGATCAATCGCCGCTGGCAAACAGGTACGTGACAGAGGCGGAAAATTCGCACGAATGGGTTCACGAGTTTCCGTTGGCGGTGACCCGAATAAGACAGGAAACATAACAAAGATCAACAAGCTAAGTCAGAGTGTGACTGTGAAGCTTGATTCAGGCGGAAGCATAGATGTCCAGGGCACAGATACTGAGGCCATAGGCAGCACGCCGCAGCCGGGTGGCCAAGGAATCGCCCCACCATTTGCCGAGGGAGCACCGCTCGATACATCAGGAATCTTGGGAATGCCGCGTGCCGCGACGTCCGGTCCCAACGCCACGATTAGTGGCACCTTGCCTCCGCTGGGCGCACAAGATATGCACGATATTTTGTACAACTACCCTGCCTGGGTCAAGGGTCAACGCGAAGCTGGAGAGAAGAACACGCCAACGCAAACGGCGCCGTCCATTGTCTCTGCGGAAGAGAGACAAGCAAACTATACAAAACAGCTTGAAAAAAAGACCGGTGTAAAACTAGATGAAAGAGATTTAAGGCTACATCCGGTTTACAAAGATCTTTTTAAGAAAAATCCGAAGTACCATCTGTACTATGATCCAGAAACATTTAAAGTTCGGGCGTCTGCCTTTGCTGTTGAAGTAGACGAGCAAAAGCCAAGAACAGTAAAAGAGCTTATTGAAAAAGAAGGCGTGAATGACAAAGGTGCTGGAAAGCGCATAACGCCAACAACGTCAGACGTGCAGCCAATGTATTTGGCGATTGTTTCACCTGACAATCCTTCAGCGGTGTTTGATCTAATCTCGATCGTTCCAGCGCAGACAAACTTGACAAGACCGACAGTGTTTAAGCGAGTGAACGCAGCATGGGTTCAAGACGATCAAATTCTTGCTGACCTTTCATCGGCGACCCCGCCCCCAGTCGTACCGTTACACGGAGAAGAATATATTGATGTTCTCGCTCAAGTTGACGGCGTAGCCAATGAGTCTGATCCAAATCCGGTGCAAGCCGCCGGCGGTCTTGATCGAAACCGCGGGAAAGCCGAGCAGCTGCGGCGCTATTGGTTGTACGGTCGTGGAGCTCTAAAGATTAGATGGAACACTCCAGGCGATTGGACTCGTTGCTATAAGCACCTCGCCAAGTACATGGGTCCACGCGCAAAAGGATATTGTGCTCTTCGGCACAAAGAGGCAACAGGTACTTGGCCAGGTAGTAGAAACAACATTGGAAAGAAAAACAGGAACTTAGTAAGCTCTGGCGACTGCACTTTAATCAGCGAAGAAGCACTTCTAGAAGCACTTTACTCTAAGGCAAGTGCAACTGTAGCTAAGAATAGGATCATCGCTTCCGCGGAAAAAACAGATTCGTACGGAGCTAAGTTCTCAATTCCACTTGTCATTCCAGAGGACATCGAATCTGGTGACGGTCGAAAGTTTAAGAAGGGCGCAATTGAGATCCGCGAGTTGCCGCTGCCGCTACTGTGGCAGATTTCAACTGCTGACGGGCATAGTGGTTCTGTCGTAGTCGGACGGATCGATTCGATGGAACGAGTTGAAGGTGGCATTGGAAACGCCTACGGCGTATTCGACAGAAGCGAGCACGGAAAAGAAGTCGAGAGAATGGTACGCGAAGGCTTCATTAGTGGCGTGTCTGCTGATCTAGACAACTTTGAAGCAAGTGAAGACATCGTCGAAAAAGCAAGTGATGAGGCCGCTGATTCACCGAAAGATAAGAAAATCGGTGGTGATAAGATGACAATAACAAAGGCGAGAGTTATGGCCGTTACGGTTGTCCCGAAGCCGGCATTTCAAGAATGTAAGATATATTTAGATACAGCAGATAGCACGTTATTGGAGGAAAATATGGAACAGATGCCAGACGGTATCTACGTCGAAGAAAACATTGACCAGATTGATGCTGCGTCAATTGTTGCCTGCGGACTTCTTGCTGGCGCCATCCCAGCGGTGCCGCCGGCTGAATGGTTTTCAGATCCCAAGCTTGCGGGACCTACGCCACTTGCAGTTGATGACTTAGGCCGAGTTTTCGGCCACATTGCGTCATGGCAGACAGATCACATCGGAATGTCTCGAGGCACTCGTGCACCGAAGAGCCGCACAGGGTACGCGTACTTCCACACTGGAGTCGTGCGAGCCGATGACGGTAAAGACTACACTGTTGGCCAGCTAACGCTTGCTGGTGGCCACGCGTCGCTCGAGGCAAGTGCCGTTGACGCTGCTCGTCACTATGATGACACTGGTTCTGCAATTGCCGATGTCCATGCTGGAGAAGACATGTACGGTATTTGGGTAGCTGGAGCACTTCGTTCGAATGCAACAATGGAGCAGATCAGAGCGTTGCGGGCATCGGCGCCGTCAGGCGACTGGCGCCCAATCAACGGAGCACTTGAACTAGTGGCTGTTTGCCAAGTCAACGTTCCAGGTTTCCCAATCGCCCGTGCAAGAGTTGCGTCGGGGCAAGTGTACGCTCTCGTCGCTGCCGGTGCCGCCGTTCTCGCAAGAATGAAGGCCGACCCAATCAACGAGCTGTCGACTAGAATTGCTGAGCTTGAGAGAAAAGAAAAACTAGAGCTATCCGCTGCGGCAGACGCAGTATCGGCCAGACTTCGCAGTAACATTGAGTACGGTTCATTTGGCTACATTTCAAAGGCAGCTCGTACGCGGCTTGCAGAAGAAGGCAAAGCGCTCCCAGACGGGTCATTCCCGATTCGTGATTCTGCTGATCTCGAGCGGGCTATTAGCGCCTATGGCCGTGCCACGCCAGGCAAACGAGCTATGGTACGTAGGCATATTATGAAGCACGCCCGTAAGCTCAAGAGAGTCAGCGTGATTCCTGAGCATTGGAAGACAGCATCGCTGATCGATGACGACGTTGTCGACAGCATTAGAGCTCGTGTAGCATCATTGCCAGTGCCAGAACCTGTCGTAGTCAACAGCTTAGATGACCTCCGAGCCAGAGTAGCATCAGCAAAAGAGGGGCTTTTAGCGGCCTTACCGATTGAAGATTCTGAAGTTATTGACGAAGATGCAGCCCCAGAAGCAGTTAGTAAAGTAAATGGAAAATACGTTTCCGGGATAACTCAACCGCGAGATTCGCGTGGAAAGTTCCGCGATGTGCTGGCCAGACTTAAATCTGATCTTGGAGCTGCTGGATTGCAGAACGTAATGGATAAAGCAGAAGAGGCCAATGTGCTGCTAAACGCCGGAAACTACGACCAAGCATCATCATCATCTGCGCAGCTATTAGAGCTCATTAGCCGCTTAGATTCAGGGGCATTAGATGCTACAGCCCTTGGAAACGTTAGGGAATCTGCGCGTTTACTAGGTCAAGTAATCTCAAACCTGCCACTGCCGTTTGGAAACCAGAATCAAAAAGTCAGGTTTAGTGATCTTCCACCAGTGCTACAGAATCTGATCGACGACATGATCGACAAGGTTGAAGCGAAGATTGGTAAAGAAGACGCAGACGAAGCAACTGCTAGTCTAAAGTCATATAAATCTGGTAGTGATGTCTACTCTCAAGGGGAAGTGTCTTCCGAGTTGAGTACGCTGCTGCGGTTGCTGACATAGCACCAGTATAGACAGGTTATTGTAATATACAAGTGAGTGCCCCTTACGCATTGCGTGTGGGTCCCTCTCGTGGACAGAAGCCCTAGATAGACTTATCAGGAGTTTATCGTGACTGACCCTTGAGGAGGGACAGTGGACCGTATTATACAACAGCTTGATGCAATGGCTGATCTTACAGACGACGAAGTTGTCGCGCTGCAAGCTGACATTGTTTCAGAGTTCGAAACGGTTGAGGGAAACGAGCCAACATTACAGACAGTCGACGCTATGACTCAGCTTGCTGACATGCTTGACACCGTACGTGCCGAAGGTAAGCGTCGCGAAGCTCTTGCACAAGAACTCGCAGTACGCGCATCCGAAGCAACAATGCGTGTTAAAGGTGAAGCAGCAGATGAGGAAGTAGCGCCAATGCCAGAAGAAATGCCAGAAGAAATGCCAGAAGAAGTAGCTTTAGAAGCCCTCGAAGAAGAGGTAGTTACTGAAGATGAAGAAATCGCTGAAGCCCCAGTATTTGCGGTAGAAGAGATTGCAACAGAAACAACAATGGCAGAGGCATCGACAGAAGTAATTGAGGCCGCGGAACTCTCAACAGAGACAGCAGAAGAAATCGTAGAAGTTGCGACAGAGGCGGTAGTTACGCCAGAAGTTGTGGCCGAAGCAAGCACACTCACACAAGAAGATAGCAATGCTCTAGATGAGCAGGAAGGTCAGGAAGTCATCGTGGCTGCCGCCGTTAATGAAACAATCTTGGAAGTAGAAATCCAAGTCCCAGAAGACCGTCGTCCAGTAGCGCGGGAAGTCCTCGAACTAGCAGTCATTACTGCTGGTGCTGACATCCCAGGTTACACGGCTGGTTCAACAATGAAAGATTCCAACGATATCGCTGAAGCAATGGCGGCTCGTTTGCATGGTTTGCGCCGTGTAAAGGGCGGCGATGGCGAACAGCACATCGTAGCATCAATCACAACGAAGTACCCAGAATCGCGTGTTCTCACGACAGATGCGGCTAGCAACGTTGCGAAGATCAAGGCAGTTACATCGCCAGAAGCGCTTGTCGCTTCCGGTGGTTTCTCAACACCGCATGAAGTCAAGTACGACATCTTCGGTTTTGGCACAACTGACCGACCACTTCGCGATTCGCTTCCACGTTTCGCCGCCGACCGTGGTGGTATTCGTTACATCGCTCCACCAGTACTCTCCAGCTATGCTGGCGCAGTCGCTGTGTGGACCGCTGCAAACGATATTTCGCTAGACGCGCCATCCACAAAGGCAAGCTTGACTGTAGCCTCAGCAACGGAATTAACCGTCCTCACAGACGCCGTTACGCTGCAACTGCAGTTCGGTAACCTCATGACACGCGCTTACCCAGAACTGATTGCTCGTCACAACGAGTTGGCTCTGGTTCAGCACGCCCGTGAAGCCGAGCAATACTTGGCAGCCCAACTGACCGCTGGTTCAACAGCAGTTACGACAACAAGCCTCATCGGCGTTGCCCGTGACTTCCTTGTTCAGGTCAGTCGTGCAGCCGTAGCGATGCGAAGCCGCCATCGTCTTGATCCTTCACAGCGCTTGCGCGTAATCGCACCAGCGTGGATCAAAGATGCAATGGTTGCTGACCTCACGCTGTCGGCGCCTGGTGACAGCACATTGAGTGCTGGTGGGCAAATTGATGGATACCTCGCTGATCGCGGAGTTGATTGCACTTTCTCATACGACCTGAGCGTCTATGGCTCACAGGGTACTGCCGCACTCGGCGAGTTCGCAGACACATTCACATGGTACATTTTCGCTGAAGGAACGTTCTTGTTCCTCGACGGTGGTACCTTGGATCTCGGAATCATCCGTGACTCTACCCTTGTTGGAACCAACGACTACAAAATGTTCGTTGAAACTTTCGAAGGTATTGCCAAGCTTGGTATCGAGTCGCTTGTCGTAACATCGACCATCTCGGTCAACGGTGTGGCAGCAGCCCTCCGTGACACCACAGGTGGAGCAACAGCAGCGGTAATCGAGTACTAAACCTACTTGAAGCTGTAATTGTATAGGGGGCGCCCAGAAATGGGCGCTCCCAATACACATTAGTATTACAAAATTTTGTATGATAGGAAGAGTTACACATGGCGTTTAAGGGCGTACTTGAGTCACCAGAGATTACACCTGCCCCGTTCGGGTTGTTTTCTGTTTCAGTTCCTAATGACCCCGCCGAATCTGACAACGAACAGTGGGTTCGTGGTTTTTCTCAAATGCTCGACACGAGGCCAAACTATGTGCGCTTGTGGGATGACACGTCGGCAACATCATTTGTTGCGACTTCTGACCCAGCATCTCCGATATACCAAGAAAATACGCCAATTTTTATTGAAGTTGAGGATTTTAGATCAACGTTTGATCTCCCAACGGCAGATAAGTTTTCAAGAATCGCTAAGCAGCTTGAAGGTGTCACGCAGAAGAGCCTAGAGAAAGAACTCTGGGATGGCGAAATAGCCCTTGCTGGTGGACTTCCTAATCCGTTCTTGTCGAAGCAGACAGCGACTATAATCCATGTCACTGCCACTCCTAGTGCGTCGTATTCTCCTAAGCGTGCGATAGCGCTGCTTGATTACCATGCTGGAAGGGTGTCTGCAGCCGGAGAACCTGGCGTCTTTCACTTAACTAGAGACACGTTTAGTTTACTTATCAGCAACGGCCATACGTTTGCATTCTATCCAAACAGCGAAGCACCTCACCATGTTCTGACACTTTCAGGTACTTCAGTCATTGTTGGCTCTGGCTACAGTGGCAATGGCCCTCATCGCAACATCTCTTTTCTTGCTGTCACAACAAATGTTGTTACAGTTACAACAGGGGCAGCCCATCACTTGTCGGTGGGTGAGACGTTTAGCATGGTCGTAACTAGTGGAAATGCTGGATATCAGACAGCGTTCACGCAGACACTTGTAGTAGCGTCCATACCAACGACGACGACGTTCACTGCCGCTCTGACACAGGCAAACCAAGGCGATACTGCATCGACTGGGACAGTCCAAATGGTAGGCACTGACACTACCAAGTGGATCTACGCCACAGGTTGCGTAAAAACCATTGTTGGTGACTCAGTAATTGTCAATGACACAGTAGCACATGGGTACGATGTCGCTGGCAACAAAAACGACGTAAGAATTAAGGCCACTCGCGCCGCGATGGCCTCTTTCGACGAGTCAATTCACCTTGCTATCAAGGTCGATTTGACGGCGTAGAATACACCTACAACGCTCACATATCAGAATTTCGCCTAAGGAGAACAAACAATGGCAACACAGGATTACGCAGCAAGCATCCAAGGCGTATCAGTTCGCGTAACGCGGCTTGATGCATCTGGCAACCTGCTCAACGCTGCTGGGGACAGCTATACAACCAGCTCATTCATGCGTCTGTCATTCACGCCTGAATATGAAGAGGGTGATGAAATCACGGAGAAGTCGGCAAACGGGACGATCTGTGTTTCATACAAAGCGCCTGACACTCTTAAGCGCGTAACACTTGAACTTGCCATTTGCGAGCCGGACCCAGAGCTTACTAATCTTGTGTCTGGCGGTCTCTTACTTCGTAAGAATCTCGGCACGTATGCTGTTCCAGATCGTAAGAGCATTGGTTGGTCGGCTCCTGGTGTTGGTGATGATCCTGCCGGTTTCGGTGTGGCCATCGAGTGCTGGTCGTTCGCTGTTAAGGATGGCAAGCGCGCCGGAACACTTCCGTACTTTCACTGGGTGTTCCCATACTGCCGTCTCCGTCAATCAGGCGATCGCGTTATCGAAAATGGAATGCTCGCAAGCACATTTGAAGGATTCGCCATTGGCAACGTGTTATTCGGTGCTGGTCTCGACGAACGCTGGGAGTTCCCAGTCGCAACGGAGCGGCCGTATTCGTACGCTCGCGCACCGTGGGCGCCAACTGGCCGCAAGGGCTTCTTCACTTGGCACGCTGACATTACAAAAACTGTTAGCAACGTTGAGCGCACAGGCACTACAGCTACGATCACAACTTCAGTGGCACACACTCTCGCGATTGGTGACACAGCCGTTATCAGTGGTCTGACAGCCAGCGCGTTAAACGGATCATACACAGTCGTGACTGTTCCAACATCGACAACTATTACGTACACTACATCAACTACCGGCACTATCAGCTCAGTTGGAGACAGCGGTTCTCTGCTAGTCACAGCCAACAGTCGTGCAGTCACTGACTTTACGTCGCAGGGTTCGACAAGCGTATTTAACGTACCAGGTAGCGCTGACTACAACGCGGACAACGCGATTGACTTTATTATCGCTTCTACAGAAGATCCAGTCTCGTAGTTTTGACAGTCTGAGCGTGGCGCTCGTAGTAATATATACTTAAGCGCCACGCTTATATTGGTCTGTTGACGCAGAAGGGATTTAGATGGACAGTCTTTGGGTAAGCGCTTCGGACCTTGGTAGATACTCAGACACAGAGTTCTCGTATGATGCTGCAAAATCGGCATCGCAGCTACTGTGGTCGCTGACTGGTAGAAAGTTTAGTGGTGCGGCAACAGTAACTGAGCGCTATGTATGCGCCACACAGGGATATGGTTACGGACTTTCGAGAGGCACGTCTGCGGCTGGACTTTCTAACGGCTCTGTTGTGAACATTCCTCTATCAGCTCACGGTCTCTACGAGGCGTCAGCGGACGGAATAGCGGTAGGCTCGCGGCTCAAGCTTCGTGGGAAGCCAGTGTCAAAGATACATGCTGTCAGAGACAACCTTGGGAACATAGTTGATCCGAATTACTACTACTTGTCTGACCATTCGACGATTCAACCGGTTACTGGTGTTCCTTGGAGGCCGTGCGACGTCGAAGTCACATATACGTACGGAGCCGATCCACCAGTAATGGGAAAGATGGCAGCCCGCATGCTCGCTATCGAGTTTGCAAAAATGTGGTCTGGCGAAGATTGTGATCTTCCACAACGAATCACTAGCGTTTCTCGTCAAGGAGTGTCATACACGATCTTAGATCCTCAAGACTTTGTACAAGAAGGTCGGACAGGACTCTACATTGTTGACATGTTTATCAAGTCTGTCAACCCGGACAAAGCTAAAAATCGTGCCAGGGTGTTCAGCCCCGACACAGCAAGACCGCGGAGACTAACACCAAAGGAAGACAAACTCGTGAAGTCGCTGGCTGACATTAACTCGATAAAGGGCGCTGTTGGAAGCGTAGATCTTACGTACATCTACTTAAACGCGGCATTCTTGCAGACTAACACCGCGTGGATTCCAGAGGTAACCATAAATAGTTGGTCGGGATCGCGGTCACTTGTCTTACCGCTGTCTGCTGTCGTAGATCTTATTGGAGAAGATAAGCTTCGCATATTAGTAACGTACGCTGACGCTCTCAGTGTTATTGGGCTTGTTGACCCAGGGACATGGGACCTGTACGCATCACGTCCTAGTGTCGAAACACCTGGTGAAACTGAGACAGTGTATATTGGCTCTGGAAACCTAAGAGTAAAAATGGCAGCACCGTCGTCAGACCCAATATTTACAATTGGAGCTTAGCAATGGCAATTACATCGATAGCAGATGTTTCTGAAGACGCGCTCAATCTAAAAAATCTATTGGACAACGTGCTCAGCACAGTTGTAAGTGTGTTTACCTCGCACAATGTGCCACTACCAGACAGGCAGTACTGGACGATGGGTGAGGCCGCTGTTGACTGCGATCAGTTATCTATTGCGCTCATACAAATATACTTGGGGCCGCCTGGTGACGAAGCAGCGTCGCCACAGAGGTGCAACACTGTGAGAAGCGCTGTTATGGCAATATCTATTTCTAGAGCAGTCCCTGTGGTAGGCACGAGTGGCCGTGCGCCAACAGCCGAGCGCATATCAGAAGGGGCCGCAATATCCGCCGTTGACGCGTATGTATTGCTGTCTTCGATAAATACGCTAGATCAATGGGAGCCAGGGTCATTCGGTGTAGGTGTAATTGCGACAGTAGATATCCAACCCCCGTTGGGTGGGTACCAGACCGTTTCTATGCAGTTGACGATCGCAATCCCGTAATGTCACGCTATAGTCAGATCACCTGGTACAACACACCACTGTTCCATCTGCTCAAGGATCCTTCAGGCGACGTCGGACGATATCTATATAAGCGCGGACTCTCTATCCAAGCAGCGGCACGGGCAAAAGTTGGGAAGAGGACTGGTGCGCTTGCTGCGTCGATTGGTATTTCTATGGAAACTACGCTGGCTGGTCAACAAATGCTTGTGGGATCACGGTTGGACTACGCCTATATGCGTCATCAAGGGACGCGCCCGCACATTATCACTGCGAATAAGCCGGGTGGGCATTTGAGGTTTTCAAATACAGGCCGCGTAGTGTACGCGCGATCGGTTATGCATCCTGGAACGAGGCCGAATAAGTATCTCTCATCGTTTTTATATATGGTACGATAATACAGTAAACAAACGAGGAAGTACCTCAAGACGCAAAACATAGAAGGAGAAACATATTATGGCACGATTTAAGGATTTTGGGACAGGAGACCAAGATAAGCCCGTAGAGGAATTGCATTTTTCGCTGCACGGCGAAGACTTTCAGTGCAAACCAAAAATTCAAGGCAAAGTATTGCTTGATCTTATCGCGCGATCTAACGCGCAGGAAAATCCTGCTGAAGCTGCAAAACTGATTAGTGAGTTTTTTGGGATCGTGCTTTTGAAAGAAAGTTTTGAAAGATTCACGGCACTCACGCTGAGTGAGGACAAAATTATCGATGTTGAGCAGTTAAGCGACATTGTTGCTTGGTTAGTGGAGGAATACGCAAAACGCCCCACGCCACTACCATTAGTTTCCTAACTTGGGCAGTTGATTTGTGGCCTTTTATTAATGGTAAAGCAATATCGTTAGGCGTAAACATCAGAGAACTCGATAGCGAAGATGCTCTCGATTTTATACACTTTTTATTTGAAGAGGACACGACCGGGTTCGCGTCTAAAGAAGAACTCGAGGCTCGTGACAGTATTCGCTCGACGATATACCGCGACATGTATGGGCGGACTTACGCATACGGGCAGAGTGGCGTCCAGAACATAGAACTACCAATGGATGATCTGTCTGATGACTATGGAATTGTCCCAGTCGACCCATTCCAAAAGTCCTACACCACTAAACCATATGTGCCTTCTACCGTCCCTGACGCCGATTCTCCGCTGCCGTTTGGCAGAGTACTCGACGCCCCGCTTAAGTAGTCGCGTAGTCTAGAGTAGTTTAGAATATTGTAAGACAGCGCGATGGAAGGAGGTGATGACAAATGCCAGTAGTCGGTAGTGCCTACATTGTTGTCAACGCCATCACAACGGGTTTCACGCAGCAGGTTCAGCAGTCTATGCGCGGCATGGGCAATTTAGGACAAAATGCTGGAAACTCTCTTGGAAATGCTTTTTCGTCTGGCGCAAACAAAGGAATGTCGTCATTTGAGCGAAAGTCGAGGGCGACGGCCGATGCCGTAAACGCATTAATTCAGAAAAGCTACATACTTCAAGGAGCTGTTGGGCTGCTTGTTCCAATGCTTGGTTCGGCAGCGGCCGGCGTTACCATATTTGGATTGCAAGCGTTGGCGGCAGCGCCAGCGGTCGGCGCACTTACAGGCGTCATCGGCGGACTTCTGCAAGGAATGATCGCTGTGAAGATGGGTTTTTCTGGCATCGGTAAAGCAGTAAGTGGGCTAATAAAGAAAAGCAGCGGTGGTGCCACAGGCGTCGATAAAATGCCAGGGCTTATCGCCGCGCAGGCGGCTGCCCAAGATCGGCTTACTAACGCGCGATACAACGAGAAACAGGCCGTAGACCGGCTCACAGACTCGTACGAGATCGCTCGACAGCGAATAGAAGCGCTTAAGTTCAGTAGCGAAGACGCCGTTATCAGCGAAAAAAGAGCGGCGATTGAGTTTGAAAAGGCGCGTGAAACATTGTTACGCGTGCAGGATCTTCCACCAAATTCACGCGCAAGGCGAGAGGCCGAGCTTGCAATGGCTTCCGCTGATCTTAACCTGCGTAAAGCAAAAGCGTCAGCAACAAACTTAAATACAGAACTTAAAGAAGTAACCGCCAATGGCACGCGGAGCGCCGAAGAAGAGAAGGCAAACTCTAAAGAAGTTCTCGACGCTATCGAGGCCAGGAGGCGGGCCGGAGCTGAGTTCGATGCGGCAGAACGTGGGCTCACTATCGCCAACAATAACCTGGATAAAGGCAACTCTGGTGGCGGTGGTGCCGCTGGCGGCGGTGATCCAACAGCTGGGCTTTCGGATATTCAAGCTGATTTTGCTAAGTTTATTGCAGGGCTGGCGCCGGTGTTTAAGGAAATGAAAACGTCTATCTCTGATGCCATGCTTCCACCGGTAAAAGAAGCGATAGTCCTGCTTATGGATAAACTCTTTCCGCTGGTCAGAGAAAAAATGATCGCGACCGGGCGCGCTGCTGGAAATGCGATAAAGGACTTCGCGGGGGCGCTTACAACTGACGCCACGCTAAAGAGCATTCGATCTGTGATGGATACGAACATCTATGTTGTTGAGAAATCCGGTGATATATTTGGAAACATATCAAGACTTCTTCTTGCACTGTGGGAAGCTGCTGGCCCGCTGATTAGACGGTTCACTGACTGGGTTGCTCTAATTACCGGTGGATGGGCTGACAAGGCGCAAGGGAATATAGGCGGCATCACAGAAATGTTTAACAAGGCCGGCGATATCGCTGCCGCTTTTGGTGACGTAATTGGAAACCTCATCGGCGCGTTTAGAAATATGGGCAGCGCGGTTACTGGCGAAGACGGCGCCGGCACAAGCATGCTCGCCTGGTTCGTTGAGCTGTCGCAGGGTTTCGAGGACTTTACTGCGAAACATTTGGCCAGTGGCAAGTTACAAGAGTACTTCAACACGGCGTGGGCTAGCTTTAAAATAATTCTTCAAATTATTGGAGACATTGTTAAAGCAATCCTTAAAACCGGCGGAGAAAAATCGCTCGAATCGTCGATGCAGGGCATCAGAGATGGCGTCGGCGCGATTCTTGACAAGATGCCAGATCTCGTTCTGGGTGGCGCTGCTTTTGCCGAGTTCATTGAAAAGTT